TATTGAGCCAGTGCCAGCATCTTCAATGTAGCTATGGTTGCCATCATGATAAATCTGTAGGTCATCACTAGCACCAAACGTAGCCTTCTGCGAATCAGGCAGGGCAATTCCTGCGCTGGCTGTGATTTCGCCAGTAACTGTAAGAGCACCGGGAGTAGTCAAATCACCAGACAACTTAGCAGACGTTACAGTCCCATCTACGGGTACATTTATGTCTGTTTGAGTGAACGTCATAACCTCTACCGCGCTACCAGTAGGCGGTGCAGTTGAGAAGGTCAAAGTGGTCCCAGATATTGAGTAGTTCGCTTTCGCCTGATAAACGCCGTCTATTGTGACTATTGTGTTGTTTATCGTAACCGGCGCGATAGACAGCGTAAGAGTTACGTCAGAGCCGTCACCCGTCATGCTGTCGATGTTTAAATTTGATCCCGATACCGCTGCCGCAACCGAATACACAACAATCTTTCTGCCGTTAGCTGGAGCAGCACTAAAGGTAAGCGTGGTTGTCCCAGATGCTGTGGCAATTGCGTAAGCGTCCTGAGTTTGGAAGACACCGTCAATGAAAACCAACAAAGAGCCTTCAGACGAGACAACCTGACTGAGCGCATACGCCGTGGTCGAACCGTTTGCCGTGAAGCTGTCCGTGGTGAATGTGTTAGTCCCGCCACCGCCAGCGATTGAACCCCACTCGGTGGTGTAGCCCTCAAAAGCCTGAGTTGTGCTGTTGTATCTAAAGCGGCCTGCGCCGTCTGCGGGTCTTTGCGCCGTGGTGCCAACCGGCACCGCGATAGCGTCTGTGTTAGATCCAGCGTCGATGCTCACCGATGGGGTTGTGTCGTTGATGCCTATGCGGTTGTTGGTCGCGTCTACCTTAAGCACGTTGGTGTCGAACTGTGTACCGTCGGCTCCAGCAGCGCCCGTGGCTCCTTGCGGACCCGTCGCGCCCTGTGGTCCTGTCGCGCCCTGTGGACCAGTGCTGCCCGTTGTGCCTTGTGGTCCCTGCGCACCTGTCGCGCCCTGTGGTCCTGTTGCGCCCTGTGGGCCAGTGCTGCCGGTATTGCCCTGCGGCCCCTGCGCACCCGTAGCGCCCTGTGGTCCTGTTGCGCCCGTATCACCTCGCGGGACGCTCAGTACGCCAGTGCTTGAATCATAGCTGGCGGAAGATCCAGCCGCGCCGGTTGATACGGTTAGTCCAGTTATGTCATTGCGTGCGGATGTGGCCTCTGCCGCTTTAGTTGTCGCTGTAGCCGCAGAGGCAGATGCCTCTGACGCTTTAGTTGTCGCGGTAGCGGCGGATGCCGCGCTTTCAGCGGCTTTTGTTGTGCTTGTGGCTGAAGATGACGCGCTCTCGGCGGCCTTTGTTGTACTGGTCGCAGCGGAGCTTGCAGATGCGGTTGCGGATGCGGCGGCTGCGTTCTGCGAGGCGGTTACCGTAGCCTCGGAATTTGAGGCATCAGACGCGCTTGAGGCGGCAGAATCTCGCGCTTCTTCCGCTGCTACTTTAGCGGCCTCAGCCGCAATTTTAGATGCCAGTGCAGCCTCGTCGGCTACACTTTCTACTTCGCTACCGATGTGCTCGAAAAATGAAGCCATAGCTTAGTATCCTGATTGAACTTGTGTGGTGGCGCCCGAATATTCAGATGTCTTGGCGTGCTGCAATGCTCTGCCCATAGCACTTTGATATGCGCCTTCCCAGCGTGAACCGTCAGACCCTAAATAATTAGCGGCCTCGGCAAGCGTCCCGTAGAGATACAACTCCGGGGCTGTTTGAAATATTGAGTTGGTGGTGACGGTTGATGAAAGATGATCGGGTGTGAAGTAGTAAATCATCCTCAACGTGTCGCCTGAGACCTGCGTGGGGTTTGGGAACACAAGAAACTTAGATTGCTCTCGCGCAAAAAACTCTGGAGCCTGACCCGATCTAGGGATGTAGGAGTGCAACTCGGTTAGGCTTATTCGACTCAGCGGCGCGTAGTTCCAAAATAGATCTTTTACCTCTAAATAGTCGTTTGGAATGGTGACGTAGCCGTCTGAACCCAGAGTCAGGTCCACCGTCTTCTCGTTGATGGGCGCTCTAAGCTCATGAAATATGCGGTTCTCAGCCAGCTCTATAAAGTCGGGAATAACTGACGACAAATCTTCTCTGTTCAACCAGTCAGCTACTGACAGTTTCAATCCATCATAAGTAGTGAGACTCATAGGCGACCCTTGCGTGTTCTTAGGTAGGCGTACTCAGGTGAGTTCAATTTCTTCTTGATCTTCTTCTGATCTTCATATGTGGGGGCCATCACGTTGATGCCTTCCTTCATCCACTCCATGACCACAACTGCCGGTATGCTTGCCACTCGATTCCAATCACTGTACTTGTCATGCTTCTCGCTGGCGTTAAAGGATTTTCGGTTCGATCGAATTATAGGGCTGACATCCTGCGAGTGCGCGATGTGGAGTTTGTCATCCATCTCGTCGTGTTGGATGTGTGCTTTTAAGTCAGACATATAGAACCCTTAGTTGTTAAGACCCCTATAGGTTGTAATAACAGGCACAAGAAAGGGTTGAGCGCCCAAGGCTAGGGGTAACCTTGGGCACTCTGGCTCTCAGGGGAGTGAGAGTTTTCTTACGCTGTTAAGGCGTCGATCTTTCCAGACGCGATGTCAGATTTACACACAAGCGTTAGCTCGGTGAGCATCTGGCGCTTGTCTGAGTCACCTGTGCGGCTTAGTTGGATTGTTTGCATTGGGCGCAACACTGCGCGTGACCAATACTCTGTATCCAACACAAGCGCGGTGTTCGCCTGTAGGAAACGGTTGGGCACAATCGATACAGAACCGAAAGGTGAGACATAGATATCGACCGCATTTACCAGCTTGGTTCCTGTGTCGAAGTCTCTTGTGCGACCAGATGTTGCGGCAAAGCCTGCGACGATCAGCGAGTGAGACGGTGTAACCTGAATCTGGTTAGGCTCCGCGCCCTCGTTATAGGTTTTCTCAAGGACATCAAGAATCAATGCTTCGCTTAGTGCTCGGTTCGAGCCAGCGGTGTTGGTGGTTGTAGCAGAGATCTGATTCGCGGCAGATGTCAGTTGGCGGCCTGCTGATCCTGAGCCTGCGGTGCCCGCTTGACCTAAACCAACGAACGCGTGCTCTATGTCGCGCTTCAATTCCTTGCCAGCTTTAGCGATTGCGTTAGCAAGATCAGATGTCCGTGCATGCAAACCGATAGCCTCAGCGGTGCCTGATACCTGCACGACCTTACCAAAGATCTGTGTGTTCGCGCTCTTGATAACCTGAGTTACCGTTGACGCGGCACCTGCATCCGCTCCTTCAACGAGGATATTGCTACCTACGCTGGCGAGGGAGTCCTGCATCCACTGGTGCAGTGTGGCCTCGGCTGTTGAGCTACCAATACTGCTAAGGAAAGGTGTCTGGGTAGGGGTTATGTCATAGATAACCTGCTCAAAATCTTCTTTTTTACCAACCTGATCATAGGTCTTTAGGGTGTTTGCTACTGTAGGCATTTTATTTAATCCTGTTCAAGATGACGGCTGCTGCGTCCTCAACTCGGCCCGTTCTCCTCAATCTCTCGCTTGCTTTGCGGGAACTCTCGGACTGCGTTGCCTTTGTTGCGTCTGCCTTGCCGCCAGACAAAGTTTTAGTGGGTGAGGCCTTGATTTTTTTCTTAGCCGCAACCGTTTTTGCCTGATCAAACTGCATTGCCTTATAAAGCGCGGTGATTATCCGGTGGTCTGCAACTTGGTTAAACTCCTCGCTGCTTACACCTAAATCTTTTTGAGCATACTCCCCGATAGAGTAGTAGAGGTCGTTAGACCAGTTGGGGATATTGGTTTTGAGTACAGTCAGGCTTTCTGTCGCGGCTTCTTTTTGCGCGGTGTCCGCCTGTTGCTGCTGCTGCTGCTGATACCGATCCGACTGCGCCTTAATAAAGTCGTAGGTGGATCTAGTCTGCTCAAAGCTCGCCTTGGCTTGCTTGTATTGTTCAGGGTTCTCGACTGCCGCACGTTCCCAGTCAACGCCCTCAAAGCGTGAAAGGTCTGCGCCTGCCGCCGAAAGTAACGCAGACATCGTCGCCGTGGTTTCCTCGATCTGGGCCTCTGCGGCCTTTCGAGATTCGGCTAGACTCTGTGTCTTTTGTGTGTAGTCACTTTGTCGGAGGTATCCGAGCTTTAATTCTTCGGCGGTGACGGTCTCACCGTTACCAATTTCAAATGTCAGCTCTTCTTCAGATTCTTCCGCCTCGGGGTCTTCGGTTGGGTCTTCGACCTCCTCGTCCGCGACGGCTTCGTCTTCGGGTACATCTTCAAACTCAGCGTCCACGTTGTCAGAGTCCGTAGACTCCTCTTGATCGGATTCTGTTTGCTCTTCGGGTTGTTCCAGCTCGGACTCCAAAAGGGCGGTTAAACGCTCGATCTCGCTTAAACCGAGAGAGTCCGTTGGGGTTTGCTCTGTCGGTTCGATTGTATTTTCAGCCATTCTACTCACTCTCTTGTTGTTTACGCAACTCTAAGTTGTTGATAACTGAGACAAATTGCTGCACAAACATCTGCCCTGCCTTATACATCGCAAAGAGTCGCTCTCGCTCCTCAGGGGCCTCGGGTGGCGTTTGCAGTATCTGGTCCACAATCCCCTGATTCATTGATTGGAATGCATCGTTGAATACCTGCGAGTTCAGCATCTGGGATGCCGCAGCCGCCTTCGACTCAAGTTCATACATCTCTTGGTTCTCGATATTTTCGCTCATTTAATAAAATCCCCTTTGGGTTGCTTCGGTTTATCGGCCTTTACGACCTTGGTTGGCTTGGCGGGGGCGGTGTCCCGTCCCCGATACTCCAAGTACTCCTTGATGACCTCCTTGGCGTGGCGCTTAGGCTCCTTTCGGGCCCTTGCGTTGCTAAGGAATCCGTCGAATCTACTTAAATCGTTATCCAATGTTCACGCTCCGCCCCTGCTGGCGCTCAAGCTCAAGCTCTGCGTTCTTGATTTTCATTTCGTGCTTGATTTTCTCGGCGTCCATAAGCAACTTGGAGTCCTCGTTCTCTTCTTTGTGCTCCTGCTTCTGGCGCTCGAAAACGGTCTTGTTCTGCTCCTTCAAAATATCCAGCTCCAACTGGCCCTCCATAACGCTCACCTGTCTGGACTGCATGTCGGCTTGGAACTCCGCCTGATGCATCTGCATCTGCTCCTGACGGGCCTGCTCCTCCTGCTGCTGCTGCTGTTGCTGCTGCATCTGCTGCTGGAACTCCTCGCTGTTTGGGTCCGCTAAGTAGGCGGCGCCCTCTTTGATATTCAGAAGCTCAAATGCTCTGGATATCATTGCGTGCCTCTGCTGCTGACCGTAGAGGCCGCCGAGTGTTGGGTCTTGGGGGTTCATAGTGAACTGCTGGTCCAGACTCAATAGCATCTGGGCCTCCTGCGCCTGCTCCTCTGGAGTCAGCGCCACTGCAACGGTCATCTCTGTTCGGTCACCCAGCATCGCGGGGTTGATAGGGACAAAGCGCCCGTCGAGCTGGAGCATCTTCTCTTCGTTTTCATATTCGACGCCAAGGCGGTAGAGGTCTTGCATCAAAGGCTTCAGAAAGTTCTCTGCGAAGTTCCTGCACATCACCATGATTCGCCGGTTGCTGGCGTTCATGAACGTATTAATTAAGTCGGAGCTGTTCTGCTTGCTGACCGCAGTTGTGTCCATGCCGCGACTCATTCTGCTGGAGCCAGATCGCTGCTCTTTTTCCTGCTCGAAATTCTCAATTGCCGTGTAGACGTTGCTGTTTAGCTGCGGGGTGGGCAGGGGCCGCACCACGCTCTCGGGGTTCGGAGACATAACGTCAACAACCGCACCGACTCTGTTGTCTAACAGGTCGCGTGGGTTCTTGACTAATGACAGGTTGGCTACCCAACGGGAAGTTGTAGTTAACATCAAATGATCGACAACGCCGCGCTTAAGGCTCGACATCGTCTTCTGTAGGTCAACAATCACATCCGCAAGCGACATACCATAAAAACGATGCGGAAGAGGGAAGGGCGTAAACGTGCGGAACGGTATCTCGCTCACAAGCTCAACATCCAGCATGGTGTGGCGGCTGTGCATACATTTGTAGTACACGCAGGCGTTTAGGTCCGAGTCGTAACGCTTTATATATGACTCGTAGAGTGTGACGTACTCTCGGTCCTCAGAGTCATCTAAGCCGAAGCGGTCATGGCGGAAGCTGTCCACGGAGTCGCGGCCCAGAGAGCCATCGTCCTTAAGCATATCGTCCTCGTCTAGCTTATCCACCATCTCCTGCGGAAGCCCCTCCGCCAGCAGCTCACCGCGTGTCATCGCCATGCGGTGGGAGCAGAAGTCGCTGTCCTGAACGGTCTTTGCGCGTGGGTTGATCAGAAAGTTTTCTGGCTCGATGGTCTCGACGCAGACCTTGGATGTGTCTATGCGCCTGCGGGCGGTGCCGGATATGGAAAGCTCGCTGTAAACGGTTCCGGTCTGCTCGTCAACAACCTCAACCGCCTCCTCCATAAGCTCAGTGGGTTCAACGCTCGGGTCTGACATCATCTGGTTAAAGTCGTTCTCGCTTACGCCCTCAAACTCAAATTCCTCAAACTTATAATCGTCTTTCCAGTACCTCTTAACGATTCCTGTTTTCGCTACCAGCGCGTCATGGATTACATCCGTTAAAATTTTATAGCCGTCGTTCTGCCTGTAGAAGTTGTAGTTGGTCCAAGCGGTTGCCATGCGTGCGCCCATTGCGTCCTCGGGGCTTTGTGCCTCAAATCGGCATATGTTTTTGTCCGCGCTGAATGTCTCCAGCATCATGGCCTTCACAGCCTCGACCGCATCAAAAACATCGCGGCTCACATGCTGAGAGCGGCCACGGATCTCGTTGCCCATTGGCTCACCATAGTAATATCGGTGGGCGGTGTCGCGCTGCTCCCCGACCTCTGAGTTTGCGTAGGTGTCTGCCGCATCAATATTCCGCTCCAGCGTGGAAAGCAGCTCCTGCTCATCAATAATCGTATTCATGGGATGTGTGTCCTGTTCTGTTTGCTGTTTTATCTTGCTCGGCGTCGTTTTGACCGAATCGGGTCACTGAGATCGCGGCGTAGCGTGTAGCGTCCATCAAATCATCGAACTCTTTGTGGATTTTTCCTTTTTTGCGGTGGTAACGACGAAACTCCTCGAACCAAGGGGTAAGGTTGCTAAACACCTGTAATCTGCCGGTTCGGAACCGCTCTAACATTTCCATTAAACCGGGTTCGACGTAGTTGGTGCCATCGGGGTTTGTGAATCGCCCGATCATCAGGACACCGGCCTCTATGTACATCTCTGCAAGCGTCTTGCCGGAGCCTTTCTCGGTAGAATCACCATCGTGGGGGTAGATCATGGGGATTGTTTTACCGCGTGACTTAATGGCAGAGGCGTGAACCGCCGGTATCTCGCCCTCGCGCTTGTAGCAGTCATACACAAAGATCGTATCTGAGTCGGGGTTGTAGGCGGTCCAGACAACGGTAGTGGGGTGGGTGATTCCGAAGTCGATCGCCGCCAATTTTTTATAGTGGGCAGGGATCTCGAATGGTTCGCACTTGATTACCTCCTCGGACAGCGCAAACACCATGCCCTCGCCCAACACGGGGATACCCTTGGAGCGCATGTCGCGCTGATACTCAGGTATGGCAGCCAGAAGCTGCTCTTTGGTCTCTTCATTTAGGTGCTTTGCGTCTTCCCAAGTCGCGTTTGCGAGGTGCTGACCTTTTTGCCGGTTGTCCATGAACTGGCTGACCAGCTCAGTTACGCCATTTTCTGGGGTGAATGTCATCGTGACATACCCGCCCTCACCGCCGTTTCCGGTGGCTGTGCGGGTGAGCACTTGGGGGTAGATAGTGGGGTCTACTGGCTCCTCGTCAATCCAGATGAAGTCTTGGGAGCTGCCCATCAAGACATGCTGGCCCTGTGTATAAGACTTGAACGATACCAGTGAGGTGTTGCCGGTGGCGTAGCGGACTGCAACGTCTCTTGGCAATCTTGGAGTTCCCATTGCCGGGGTGACCTGATAGACCTGATCCTGCCGAATCAGGCCGTTTCCGTCGAACTTGCCGTCACCTAGATACGCGCCGAACAATTCCTTAACAACAACGTCGCGCAATTGCTCACCAGAGACACCTAAACACCAGACTGACACAGGTTTGTTAAATGTTATGCCGTTCCACCAATCAGGGTAGTTTCCGGTCAAATGGTAGGCGACCTCAACAGCCATACTTGCGGTTTTTCCTACTCGATTGGCTGCCATAAGCAAACGCTGCTTGTTTTTTAAACCCGCGCTGTAGAAATCTGATTGCCACGGGTATGGTTTGAACTGATCAAGCCTGTGTGTGCGCTTGTGCTCTTTTACTACGGCGATAGCTTTTGCAATTTCTTCCGCCTTGTTTTGCTGCTCTTCTGTTAAAACAAGGTCTTCTTTTTTTGAAGTCGCTTTTTTCAAAACCCGCCCCTGTGTGTAACTCGATATACCCCGTACCCGCACCCCACGCCGGAGTCCCAAATTTGCGAAGCCGTTTTGACTAACATTTTTTGTCTGGGGTAGGGGTGGTGTATAGCCTCAAATTTCTCTGGGCATCGCGTGTTGTAAGTCGTTGATTTAATTGACATTTTTATACGCTAAGATTCGCGGTACAGTCACAACTGTACCACGCGGGCCTCAGCGCGCGTCACAGCTACATACTGGGTTATGCCGGGTAATCGTTGCATCACAATGTTGATGGGTCGATGCCTGCTTCCTTCAGCGCAGCGATAGCTGCGTCGAGCTGTACGTCTACGCCGACTGAGCCTGACACGTCCACCTCCTGCCGGTCTGTCCAGCCTGCGCGGTTCTTCAGGAAGAAGATCTGACTCGCGGGCTTCTCGTCCTCGACAGCGCCCTTGAACAGCGCGTTGGTGACCTTGGCGATACCAGCGGCCTTTCCGTCCTTTAATGTGCTTAAGAACCCCTCAGTGTCCTTCTTGCGCCTCTCGAACGTAGGCGTGCTCACACCAAGGGATGCAGCAATCTGAGCCTCGGTAAGCCCGATCTTTGCCAGATGGTGGAGATCCTCTAAGTTGATTTCCTTTTCTTTCGCCATGAAATCCCTTTGTTTATCAGTGGGTTACAGCCGCCAGTATGCAGATACATCTATCGGTTGTGAATACCAATTGTAGTTGTTTAGCGTGGATTTACTGCGCTGATCGACGGGGTGCGCCAGTAGGAGGGCGTGCCCAACTCACCCAACTCGCCCCCAACTCACCCTTGGCGCTCGTAAGCTGTTGATTTCATTAGAAAAAAAGCAGGTGAGTTGGGTGAGGGGGGTGAGTTGGGTGCTTTTTCAATCCACATGGAAACACATATATAAAAGTTAGTACTTACTAACATTGCCATTTCCATGTGGATTGCTTTTTTACCCAACTCACCCAACTCACCCCTCTCTCTCTCTCTTAATAATAATAAAAAAGGTATATAAAACAGGGGTTTGCGCCCACTGGTAGGTGAGTTGGGCAGTGAGTTGGGCAAGGGGTAAAAACAGTGTTTTACCCAACTCACCCAACTCACTTGAGCGTGCGGGAAAACGTACTGGAGGTTTTACCGCATACAAATCAAGCGGGAAAAGGTAGCGGGGGTTTTACCGCAGGCAAAAAGAAAGGGGCCGCAGCCCCCTTGGTATCTCAACAGCTCTAAGCCTCAACGACCTGTCATCGCTTATGCGGCCTCCGTGTCAATGAACTTGGCCTTGGTGGGGCGCTTAAAGAATCCAAACTTCTCATCGTCCTGAGATGGCTCGAGCGCAGCCGTGAAGCTCACTGATCGACCACGGACATTCTCAAGCACGCCCGGCACCGAGCCGAACACCTTGAAGCCTCGGCGGTCCTCGACCAGCATCTTCAGCGTGGAGCCGTACTGGTTCTCCACCCACTTGGTGCTCAGTACCGTGCCGGTCACCTCAACTCGACCAACAGGGCAGGCCTCAGCCGTTGCCGCAACAGCGGCCCGACGAGCGACCTCCGCGTGGTACGCTGCGTCCTTAATCGCCTCAACGTGCCCCCGCACCATCTCGGCTGCATCGGCGCACGACTTGTCCACATAAAGGTGGCACATAGCGCCACCACTGCGGCCCTCGAAGGCCTTTCCGCACCGCACCCTCAGAATGCCGTCCAGTGCAGCGACAATAGATTCAGCCAGCTCTGCATCGACATAGTCAATGCGCAGCGTAGGCCAGCCGAAGCGCGATGCCTTGCGCTCGGTCTCGCAATCTGGTGCCAGCCGAGACTCTGGCAGGAACTCGCCGCCCATTGCGGTCTTCTCGAAGTCCTGAACCTCGAAGCCGTCTCGGTCATACCACCACCAGCGCCATATATATCCATCGTGCGGGGCGTGCAGGCTGCCGCCTTTGCCCTCGACGGGATACGCGCCATTGGACTCGATCATGTTCTTCCTGCGCGTGGCACGGGCCATGACGTTGCGTGCGACCAGCACTAGGTGGCTGTCCATTCGCTCTTTTACTGCCTTGACTAGATCCTGCATATCTATCTCCCTACGGGCCGCTTACGCGGCCTCCTTTTCGATTCCCATCATCCAACATTTGAGGTCTCCTAGCATGTCCTGCACGGAAGATTCTCCGTCGAGGTGGTGCTTGCCGTAGACCCACAGCGTTTCGTGGTACTCGCTGTTGATCCAAGGCTCGCGCAGTTGAACCTCAAAGACCTCTGTATCTTCGGAAATGTCAGAGACATATTTGGCATAACCTGCTGACTTGATAGTTTGCTTGATGGCGTTTAAAGACATAGTGATTCTCCTACGGGCCGCTTACGCGGCCTCTGCTGGTGTGAATTGGGCAAAACCTGTTCGCGCTACCAGATAAAACTCGCCGCGAAGCTCTAAAATGTCTCCAACTGACATGCTGTATGCGTCTGCATGTTTTTCGACTCGCTCTGGCTGATCCCAGCGATTCATCAACGCAAATGCCTCGTCAAGATTATCGGACGCTACCGTGGCAACATGCTCGTATGCGTGAAACCAAGTCTCTGCCTCGATCTTGCCAAAGCTTTTTGCCATGTAAGCTTTGGTCTTTGCAGAAGCATCCCACCCCTTGTCGTTAACTAGGTTTTCTTCGGCTTTGGTCAAATTAAATTGGTGAACTTTAATAGTCATGTCT